CGTACTTTTCCATTTAGACAGGTTAGCGTCCCTGCCTTTGTGATTTCTCAAGTCGCCCATGTAAGCGGGCCTTGCGGCAGATCCAATGCGCCGTGCCTTTTATGGACTAGACAATTGACCCCCATTTACTTACCGGTATGGGATCCGGGGTTACTTGGTGCCGGATGTCGGGATTGAACTGACGACCTACCGCTTACAAGGCGGTTGCTCTACCACTGAGCTAATCCGGCTAATTTCTAACTGTATCTATTATATGTTCTTTTTATTTAGCGGTCAAGTATTTTTGGTGCAATAAATTCGGCCCAAGCACGTAATGCTTTAGGATTCCAATGATGTTGCCCAACTCCGCTACCAACAGTATCGTTGGGATAATTTTTTGAAAGCCAATCAAACTGACTATGTTCTTGATAGTAATTAGGATCATTTCTCATAGTATCCCAGATGAATGCAGGACTGCGTCTATTTGGGTCGCTACATATCAACATATCTTTTTTTGGAATTTTTGGATGACCCATGCTATTAAAAAAGAAATAAGGTATCCCTTTCAAGTCTAAAAAATTTTTCAGTGAAAAATAAGTCCAGGCAAATTTAGACATATGACTTTCGATACTTTGATGCACCCATGCCTGGTAAGCATAATACACATCTTTTCTTTTTTGATTAGGGTCTAAGTCATACTTCTCAAATCGTTCGCTAAATCCTGCATTAAAATAAAAAATGTCATCGTCGACTACAAATTCGCTGCGAGTAAATTCAGTCCAGCCAATTATAACTTTAATATCTTTAGGTTCTATATGATTAAATTGTTGAAGTATAAGCGATTGAACATTAAGTGCAATACTCCAATTGCTCTGGCCAGCACGACTTTTATTGCAACCGTCGACATTAAGGATATCGCATACTTGTTTTGGCCACGAGTATTGCCAATCAGTATCAAGTTGTTTTCCAGGCTCAGTACATTCAAACCCGCTGGCCATACTACATCCGTTGGCTATAATTAATTTCATACTTAATGATACTGGAACCAACCAGTAATGATATATTTTGTTTCTGTTAAGCTAGTTATACCACGATGTGTATGTGTCCAATCTGCTGGCCACAACAAGGTGAGACCTTTCCTAGGTTTTACTTTAATATTTTGATACATAAATTCGGTTTCGCCGCCGTCATCTACATCATTTAAATATGTCATATAAACAACTACACGAGCCCCGGATGGGTATGCAGCCGATGCTCTTTCAAAATGCCAACCATGAAACCCTTGACTAGGATAATATCGCTGTACATTTACTGCTTCTACTCGTACAGGAGCTCCTGTAGTTAGCGCAAAGAATTTATCTGTATAGGCCGAGTATACTTGATCTAACTGCTTACAATATTCTTGTGTAATTGGTTCGTGGAACAGTAGATTTAAATCAAGGGAATCTTTAAAATCCTGTACAACAGTTGAACGATTTTCCTTCATTACTGTACCAGGTTTTTTATACGGACTTTGCTCGAAGTGATCTATAAGTTTGTCACATATACTAATATCATCAAGCATCCACGCACGGATAAATGAAGGTTCATTTAAACCTAAATTAATTTCTTGAATCATATGTTAAAAAAAGCCTTCATAATTTCGAGGCCAGTAATTTTTAGGCCAAAACTCTAGCTCTGACTGTTTATTTAAAAAAACTTCTTCCATTTTGGCACGATCATCTTGGCATTGTGTTTTTATTTTATCAATCTGATCTATCCATTGTTGCTGGAACTTTGGTGCTAGCCCTAAATCCAATTTAGGTCTTAAGTACTCATTTAACCAGGCAACATGTTGTTTCGGACTAGGATGCTGTTCTCTCCAAGGCTCTTGGCCTTTAGGTCTGAACCAATACCAATCATTAGGCATTGTGTTGGCCTTAAGAGCAATAGGATGTAACCATTTGTCTTTTCTGTCTTCCCAAATTGGTTTTAAATAAAAACTTAGTTCTGGAAAGTTATTGTTTATAGTAATAGGTTTATCTTGTTTTTCGCCGTTGCCTGTTACGTCATCAAGGTCGCTGCATAGTGCAGGCCAGTCTCCAATACTGGTCATATACCATGTACAACCAATTTGTTCTAACATTAACTGTGCCATGAGTATATGATTTAGGCAATGCATGATATAAGCAGGTTCAAAGAAGAACGTACTGAACCATTTCTTATCATACAATTTTTGATTTCTCTTAGAAAAGACACTTCCCCATGTTTTCCAATTTATACCAGTTCTTCCATCTATAGAATTTGGAGTATAAAAATCATTCCTAAGATGTGTAGTCCACTGAACTATGACTACATCCTCCTTAGTAAGTTGTCTTTTAGCATGACACTCGGCTAGTCTTTCAGCAATAGCACGACAACCAATACCGGCAAGTGCCCAGTTTTCGTAGTGATCAAACTCAAGGCCGAGAAAATCGGCCCAGGTAGGAAATTGGTATTGTGTGTAAGAACAACCGAAAGTGAATAATCGTTTATTCATCCGCCTGAGGAATATTCAGCTTTTGTCCTGCTAACAATGCATGACATAGTTGTGTCTTACCAGCAGTCCATTCATCTTCACTTAGTGTGTGAAAGCCAACACATTTGCCTGTAGGACTACGACCACAACCGCATTGACCAATTTTATTTTCATCTTCTTGTACTCGTACTTGCATATTATTACCTTTTATATTTGGTGGAGGTAAACGGGATCGAACCGATGACCTTTAGCTTGCAAAGCTACTGCTCTCCCAGCTGAGCTATACCCCCAGTATTCTTTTTTTCTAATTCTTTCCACGCCTCATCTTCTTCTGGCGTTATTTCGACTTGATTATTTTTGTTAAAAATATTATCCCAATTATTGGCGAAAGTTTTTTGATCAACACTAAATGGTCTTGGGCTAGAACCTTTACCACCATCTGACATAATATCTCCTTATACTTGGCTCCCCGAGCTGGGTTCGAACCAGCGACCAGCGGATTAACAGTCCGTTACTCTACCGACTGAGCTATCAGGGAATAGATTGTATATATCTTTTAATATGGCGGAGCGTATTGGATTCGAACCAATGATCCAGGTTTTTGCCCAGATGCTTTCTTAGCAGGAAAGTGCCTTCGACCAACTCGGCCAACGCTCCATATAAAAACACACTTGTCACGTTTCTCTGCGGCGGTGTGCAGTCCTCACTACTTGAACTATGCTCAAGTCAAATGTGTTTTTATATGGTGCCCGGAGCCGGAATCGAACCGGCACGCCGATTAAAGCGAGAGATTTTAAGTCTCTTGTGTCTACCTATTTCACCATCCGGGCTTTGTATATGTGTGTATTATAGTTTCTTTATAAGTTTATGTCAATGGTTATCTAACAAAACGGTGTTAAAGGCCAAACTTATTCGATCATTTCCGCTTCTATTTGGTTGTACAAAATGAATAAGCCAAGACGGAAATATAATAAGTTTGCCCACTTCTGGTTGTTCTATATATGATGAAGTATTGAACTCTGTTTCAAATTCATTTACTCCGTAAGGAATTGTATAAGGGTGTGTTGCAACAGGATGCATAAATGATATAGCACCGGCCTTCGGGCTAGATTTAATATAGTATACACCTGAAAAGAACGCCCCTGGGTGTGCATGTGGATTATTTGAATCCTTGTCTCGATTTATATTAATCCAAAAATTTCCAATTTCTTGCTTTAAAGTTTTTTTAAAGCCTAGGTCGTTATGTATTAGATTACAATGTTTACGTATTTCTGAAAATAGCTCATCGAACCCTTGACAGTTTGATGAGGCAGGACTTTGCCACCCACCTTCATTACTTGAAAAAATACCCTGTGTTGTTTTTTCTAATTGATAACATTTAGATTCAAGATCTAAATTGTTTATCTTAATATATGTTGTGTATATAAAACTACTGAAAATTGGTTTTAGCATTTTTAAATTTGGTGGAAATGGTGAGATTCGAACTCACGGACCGCTTTCACGATCGGCAGTTTTCAAGACTGCTGCAATAAACCGGGCTCTGCCACACTTCCTTATTTGGGTTTATTTATAAAATAAATATCTCCATGAACATTATTCCTGTATCCATTGTAGATAACTTTTTACCCAACCCTGATAAAATCAGAGAATGGGCGTTAACTTTAAATTACAAACCAGATCCGCAAGGTCACTGGCCAGGAACACGGTCAGATGAGATTAGTAATATTAATCGACCATTTTATGATTTTTTCTGCAAAAGATATTTTAGCCTATTTTGGGATGTAAGAAATGATCCGTTAACTTGGGACAGTAATCTTGGTTTTCAAAAGACTACCAAAGATTATGGTTCGGGCTGGGTACACAGTGATGGACAAATAAGCCAACTCACTGCAATTGTTTACCTAAATCCTAACCCTGCTCCTAATAGCGGAACAAGTATTATGAAGTTGAAGGATCCTACTGTTTTACCTAAACCCGAATGGCATGATGCTAAACGCAGGCAGATACTAGGTGAACGGAACAATCCTGAACTAGCTAAAATACAAGAACAAGCAAACAGTATCTATGAGGAAAGCATTCGTGTTAATAATGTTTACAACAGATTAATAACATTTGATGCACACATGCATCATGCCGCACACGATTACCTTGGAGGCAAGGATAACGAGGAGCGACTTACCCTTGTTATGTTTGTTAACAGGATAGTAACACCTCGTGGGCCTATCATTAGGTCGCAATCTATATTACAATAATTTGGTAGGAAGTGCCGGGATCGAACCGACGACAGCCTGCGTGTAAGGCAGGTGCTCTACCAACTGAGCTAACTTCCTAAATTGGTTGCAGAGGGTGGATTCGAACCACCGACCTCAAGGTTATGAGCCTTGCCAGATACCACTTCTAACACTCTGCGTCAAACTATATTATAGGTATAAGAGAAATATTGTCAAGTATATTTGACTTTAAAGTAAAGTCATATCCAACTGTAATTCTCTCTCCTACATAGGGTTCTAATACTTCAACTTTATGTTTCTTATAACCTTCGCCAAAGTATAAAAATCCTGTTTCATTACTTATACTATATTTTTCAAAAATCGTTTTTGATTTCTTTGGATCAATACTCATATACCCATGATAGGGCCATTCATGATCATGCCACTGAAGCACTTCATGGGGCTTATGAAAATTCATCCAAGACTGAAACCAAACAGGGTTGTTGTTTAAATCTTGTGTTTTTAAAAACTCTTTAGTACAAAAAATCAAATCCTTATATATGTTATAGAAATGAATCGATGTAGCAGTTAAAGAAAAAATGTTATACTGCTTATAAGTGTAGGTTGAATCTCTGCCGGGAAACAGTTGAGTAAACCTGTTATGTGCAATATAACAATCATTTATAATTCCTTCTATATTTTTTACAATGTAGTTGGAACGATATATTTGATAATTATTTTCTTTATTGTATTCTATCAGATCTATCATATAATTGGTCCGTGTGACACGATTCGAACATGCGACCACCTGGTCCCAAACCAGGAGCTCTACCAGGCTGAGCTACACACGGGTATCTGGTGCCCCAAGCGAGACTCGAACTCGCACGCCGAAGCACTGGCTTCTAAGACCAGCGTGTCTACCAATTCCACCATCGGGGCATATATATTACTTACCATTTATTAGTGACACAGTTTACTATTCTTGACTGCCTGATGTGTGTAGTCTACGACTAACACGTTACTAGTATCACAGGACTCCGTCGTAAACAAGGTTAGCCGTGTACATTGGCCTACGAGCTGTGTCACTAATAAATGGTACTCGGTAGGGGAATCGAACCCCTCTTCCCGCCGTGAAAGGGCGGTGTCCTAGACCGATAGACGAACCGAGCAATTAATTTTTAAAGAACAATTTCTAACTTAGTCTCTATTATAGCAGATTCAGGAAGCCCTGTCAACTGTTTTCTTGTAAGTAAATATGCTATGTTTTCAATAGATTTTACCAAAAGATACGGTATTATGTTAAGTGGCGGACTTGATAGTGCTATACTTTTGGCTTTAATAGTTAAAGAATTTCCGACAATCAATATCCAACCATTTAGTGTTCCTAAATACGATGGATCGTATCATTACGTAAAATCAATTATTGATTTTATAAATGAAAGATACAGTACACATGTCCCTAGTACTCGCATTGTTGGAAATCCTGACCTGCATCATAGTCAACAAAATGCTTCTGGAGTTAAAGAAATATTTGAAAATAACTATGTTGATTTTTTGTTTATTGGATTAAACCAAAATCCGCCTTTACTTGCAAATTTACCTAGTGCTCCAAAAAGACCTAAACAATCTGTTAGTCCAAAAATAATTTTGCCATTTATAGAATTCTATAAGGATAAAATATTAAATCTGTTTTACGAAAATAATTTAGAAGATTTAATTAATTTAACACATTCATGTACAGAAATGACCGATAGCCGATGTAATACATGTTGGCAATGCCAAGAACGTGCATGGGCATTTCGACAGTTAAATAAAATCGATACAGGAAAATACTAATGAAAGTACCTCCAGGAATAAGCGGGCAGTCTGCACTATATGATCCTAGTGTAATCACACAAGAGCACATTTCTAACGAACTAGCCTTGTTAAATTTAGGACCCTTTGAACCGTTAAAAATTTGGATCGATATTGGAAAATATTTACAAGAAATAAAACAGTTTGAAAACGATTGGGTAGATTATTTACCGCGTACTGATCGCCCTAATAATCGTAAAGCATTGACACTTACAAACTTGCCTGGAAAAACACATAAAGATGTTCCTAGTTTGGCGCAAGCTAGTTATGCTGCTCGCCGGCGTCTAAGTGAACTAGAATTTAATGAGCCTACAGATGTATATCGTGCCTGTTCTAGTCTACACTCGTTCCTCGATATGTGGAAACCTTTAGGTCGCACATTCATTGTACAATCTAATACCGGCGGCTATTTTGTTCCCCATCGTGATCATCCTAGTATGCCTAGAGATGTGTTTAGATTAATTGTATTTTTAAATAATTGTGGGCCTCTACAATACGATTGGTTAATGGATGACAGGAAAATGAATATCCAAATGGGTCAAGTTTATTATGTGAATACCCGCTTAACACACAGAACAATTAGTTGGGTTGATAATAGTCAACATCTAATTTTAAATATTCCTTTTAATACAGAAAATGTTTCAAAGGTTATAGCTAATCTTTCGCATACGCATTAAAAATCTGTATAGCTTCGTCAAACATAATTCGTCCTGGCTTGCCTTTAATCCCGGGGATTAAACAGAGGCACCATCTTCCTTGAGTCGGGGAGTGATTTATAACACGATGCGGCCTACCAACATTTACTATAGTAGGAGAGGTTAGTGTGTGTGCAGTTACAAATTTAACTTCTTCTTTTTTAAAATGTACGTATGTCGTGCCAGCTTGCGTTGGTTGTAACTCGTAATCTTTATTGACAGCAATCGATTCTCCCCACTCCATTACATGATCGTCGCTACCCCACACAAAATTTATTTTTATAAAGTCTTGTGCTACTGGCCCCATATCGGTGTGCCAGCTAAGTAAATTTCCTGGAGCAGTATAAAAAACTTCGGCTGCTAATACTTCACAATTTAAACTATCTAACAGATTATGCAACTCAGGTACAAAAATATCTGACTTATGCCCCCACCGTTTCCAATGTCCGTTTAATATTGTATAATAAGAATCTTTGACTTCGTTAATTATCCGTGATTTATCAAAGCAACTCCATGGAAAAGTTAATGGTTTAAAATAATGATTCGATGACATATTCTTTATATCTATTATAACTGTTTTCTATAAGAGTCTTATGACGTTGTTTATCTAAGAACCCTCGGATATAAATTAGTTCTCGACCAGCATCTTCTTTAACCCTATGTTGAGCTAGAGTTGAATTTAACAAGTAACAGCACGGCGCCTGCGGAATTTTTGCAACTACCCACTCAACACCATTAAATATTTCTAATCGATCTAGTCCGCCCTGTAATAATATTCGATAGCCTGCTGGCTCATGGTCTTTAATGTTTTGATATTCGCCATCTTCAAAAATCATAGAAGGATATACATCAATATGACTATGTACTTCTCGTTCTTGAAATTTATGAGTTACTGTTGTAATCTTAGTAAAGGGCAGTTGATTTAAAATTTTATCTAAATTATTTTTTTCAATATCTGTTGACGATAATGATGTCGATGCCCAATAAGGATTATATGCAGTTAATCGACTGGCATTATCTTCTTTATAAAAAGAAGTTAAATGAACATCAATATCGATTGGCAAAAATAAAATAGTCATAGTTTTGTAAAAATACTGATTCCTAATTTACTTTTAATTCCTTGTTTTCTAAAATCACTAGCACAATGTAATCTTACACTATCAAAAATAAGAGCGTTACCTGGGCGCCAATCTAAAGTTCCCCAAAGGGTTAATCCATTTAACCAGCTTGGTATTAAATGTGTCAAATAAGAAATGCGTGTCGATTCATCTATGATCATTCCCTTGGATATATTTTCTATTTCGCTATATTCGTATACTTGTTTATTATAGTATGTTGGCACATTTCTACTCCCATTAAAAAACTTTGCCGGCCCAAAAAAGTAGAACTGGTCAAAGAAACAAAGTTTAGGTATAGCTGTGCCATCGATCCTTAATGGCAATGTGATGCCTTTATAAACACCCTCTGGTAATTCAAACGTATCATCGTTGTGAATGATATGCGGATAATCTGTAAAAAAGAAAAATGCGGCTGTTATTTCAAACGGACCAATGTAATCTGTTATTCTTTCAATAATTTTCAAAACTACAGTATCATCTAAAAAAAGTTTAAGATCTAAAGTAATCGGTCCTGTATTTTTATACACCGCCGGTGTATTTGCTTTTTGTATGTTTGTTTCATACAAGTTAATCAAATGTGTTATTTCATCTGTGCTGAGGAAATCCTTAATGTCATAAGGATCTTGTATACGCTGTTTAATATTATCAATTTGTTCTTGTGTACGCATACATTTATTTAGTGGCCGGTCCTGAGGGGTTCGAACCCCCAACCGCCGGTTTCGAAGACCGGAACTCTATCCAGTTGAGCTAAGGACCGATGGCATCTTATGATACTGATCGTGTGTTAATATTTCTTTGGCAAAGCCGTCTATTGTTATTTCTTTATTGTTGTTTATAAAATTTAATACTTTGCTAGCCAGTATTTTATGATTAACAGGCATCAGATGATTATACCTAGGTTCATCTACAAACTTTTTTGTCCTATCTTTAATTACAATCTCGTTCTCGCATACAGTTTTTAGCGGCCAATTTACATAATTAAACTCGGGCAATTTCTTTTTACTCATAACATCTAGTGTCGAGCCAAAGCAAAAAAATACAATAGGCTTTTGTTTTAAATGTAAAGTCTTAGCTTTTAGTGCCCATAGAAAATTTTCTAATCTTGTTTCTACAACTTCTGGAATAATACAAGTCATAAAGTATCTGTAGTAAAACATGATGTCTGTTTTAGGCACTACTGCCTCGAGTGACTGTATATGAGTAAATCCAGGTTTATCTTTAATGACCCATTGTCTAGATACATCAGTTAACGCTAATATAACAACATCGTCTTCTTTGAACTGCTCTGCAAACCTGTTAACTGCTAGATAAGTAAAATCTAAACTGGACCCGTTATACCCAAATGATTTGTTTTCTAAATTTAACTCGTTGGCAACTTGCTCAACCCAATTGTTAGGAAATGGATGCGTGAAACTATCACCAAAAGACCAAAGTTTATTCATGAAGTTATTTAACATAGTAACTGGCACCGCCTACAGGAATCGAACCCATATTCACACTTTAGAAGAGTGTTGTATTCTCCATTATACGAAGGCGGTATGGAGGAAGGCTAGAGAATCGAACTCTAACCGCACTCGGCGATCAATCTGTTTTCGAGACAGTTACAAGCCCAGCTTGTTTAACCTTCCAAAAGTTTGTCTACAAAATTTAATAATAGTCGATGATGCCGCGTGTTATGATATTTGCCCTGCATCCAACTATATGATTCGTACCAATGTAATTCGCTTTCTGGATGACAACCAATTAATCCAATACGATTCTGTATGATAGCCATAGAGTCGCCGTTGGCATATTGAGCTATAGATCTAAATTTAGAGTTGTCACCTATTAAAGCACAGCCATCATAGAAATACATTTGTTCTTGTTGGCCTTCCCACATTACATTTAAATTTTTAGCATGTGGTCTGCGTGTATCTGTCTTGGGCCTTGTAATATACTGTACTGCATTTACGTCATCTAATAAGTTTAGATAGTATTTTCCAGCCCAGTAAGCACCCATACATATTCCTAAATATGCGCCACCGCAGTTAATAAAATTTTTTATTCTATTACCGTTGTTGTGCATTAAAAAATCAAAACTACTTGCATCGCCAAATCCTCCCGGGATGCATACTACATCAACATTGTCAAAAAAATCCGCCTCTAATTCATGGCGGGTAAAAATTTTAAAAGTGTAGTGAGGGCTCAACGCATTCATTATTCCGTTTCCGCTTTGTACACTACAGTAGGGTTGATGCAAAAACAATGCAATTGTTCTCATACATCTATTTATTGGCAGTAGGAAAGGGATTCGAACCCTTGTGCCGCAACGCAACGCACTCCTTTCCAGGGAGGCCGATTAGACCAACTCTCGCATCCTACTATGGTACCCAAGGCGGGACTCGAACCCGCAAAACCTACGACCTCAACGTAGTGCGTATACCAATTCCGCCACCTGGGCATATCTGGTGCTCCTAACAAGAATCGAACTTGTAATGGCACTTTACCAAAGTGCTAGTATGCCATTTACTTATAGGAGCAAGGTCGGGCGCCTAACTATCCTCCTGGGAGGACTCGCTAGATTGTCTCGAATAGTCAAGTTTAACATACCGGCTTCAGTCATACTATAGTGTCAGTACAGTCAACCCCACTGTACCTAGACTGGCAGGGACTCAAAACTACCGTCTATCCCTAAACTGGTACCCCATCTCCGATTCGAACGGAGAGAACTGCTCCTTTTGAGAGAGCCGACTTTACCAATTTGTCCAATGGGGCATAAATTTGTCTTAGGTTGTTCACCGCACAACCTAAGAAAGCGGGGGTCTGTTCTTACATTGTAGGACCGTTGCCGTTCCTAAACCCAACTGATCCACCTTCTGCTTCGATACGCCTGATAACATCTTCAAACAACATAGGAGCAAAGTCAGGAGTTTGCTCGACGCAAACGCAATGGTAACGAGGATCGTTTTCGTCGCTGTACAAGATTTCTCCTGTGCGAACATCGAAGCCACGCATCTTCTTAACACGGTTAGCGTGTAAGTGTCCATGTATGTTTACGCCAAACCGACCTAAACTTTCAGGATGGACGGGAATATGCGACAAGATCATTCCGTTCATTACATGGTAAGCACGTAACTCACGGAAGTATTGTCTGTATTCGTCATCACGGAAGATATCATGGTTGCCACGAATCAAAACCTTATCACCGTTTAACCGACTCAAAGTCTTCAAAGCCTTACGGTTAATAACAACGTCACCCAAATGGTAAACCTTGTCTGTAGGCTTGACACGTTCGTTCCAAGCCTTGACCATTGCTTCATCCATTTCCTCAGGACTATCCCAAGGACGCAATTTTGTAACACCATCGTTACGGGTAAAGCGACATACACCCATATGACCAAAATGCGTGTCGCTCACTAAAAATACACTAGGCATATTGGCCTCCTTATCTTACAGGGCCTTCATAGTTTGCTCTCACATACCAATCAGGCACAAAATCTTTGTTATTGTGTTCTAAGTTGTAGTCCAAAGCCCATTTACGAGCTTCCGCTTCATTATCGAAATACTTTGTATCCCAATTCTTTTGGCCCCAACCACGCTCATATTCGGTTAGTACCACTTTGAAGAGAACTTTATTGAGTTTAACTTCTGCCATTTTGGGCTCCTTTCTTACTGTACTTACAGTATAGCACCAAAACAGCCAAATGTCAACCTGCGTACCAAATTTCCTTAAAACCCTCGTCCTCAGTTGGTTCTTCCCAACCGGAAATCATACTGGCAATAACATGTTCTGGAATAATCTTTCCAGAGTCATGTCGGCTAAACAATCGCCGCATAAGTTCAGTATGTTCGGGGGTGCGGAATACTACAGCGATGTGATAGTAGTCTGGTAACATAGCAAACTTCTTAGCACGACTTTTTATAGTGGTACTAGTTTGATCCCAAATAATATCGCGATTCATTTCCCTAGCAACAACCACTTCTTTGGCCATGAGGTCAACAGCCGTAGGCATAAAGTCAGTAAAGACATCGCTATAAGTTTTGCCAGTTTCTCGGGCATAAATCTCTACCCATTTGTCAGTACTGATTACAGCACAGGGTATAGTCCAATCTTGATTAGATACCCAAGTGCTTTTACCACTACCTGGGACTCCTACCAGTTGATAACATTTTGGTTTTACCACGTCTCAACTCCGGCAATGTCAATTTTAACTTTAGCATTTCGATCGTTAATTATCATATCCATAGTCAACGATAAGATGCTACCAATACCACTAGAATTATCTGCTTCTAGTTTGTATCTTGTAGCATCTGGAAATTCTTCCATAACTGCTAGAATTTTTTCTACTTCTGCTCGTGTAATATACATTATACTTTCCTATTCAAAATAAAACCTTTAGAATAGACAAAGAATGCCTTACCGCTTCTAATCATTTGTTTAAAATAATACTTGCGGTAAGTCATTTTTATACCCGTTCTTTCTGAACACGACCGATACGACTAGACTTATTCCAGTCGTAAACAATTCCATCAGGAGTTTTTCCGTCAACTACACTATCAACACCAAACTTTCCAACTAGTTCAAAACTTTCACTACGAATTGTTACAAAAGTATTGAGTACCTTTGCATGCTTCATGGCCAAGTCAAGGGTTGGGAATTCTTGTTCTATGTTGTTATAAATTACTTTAAACATTAACATTCCATGTCTACATTACGACCTTTATCCAAATCTAAACGAAGATTTCTGGATACACGTTCTGCGACAATCCTTTCATAATTTTGTTTCTCTACTACCTTTCGATAGTCATCTTCTCTTTTCTTTTGCAGATTAACTTGCTCTAGATTATATTCTCTGATACGGCACTGGTCAACTTTAGAAATATTCATATGTCTCCCTCTCTCTGTGGTGGCACCCAAATCTTTTTGTTGCCTAGTTCATCATATTCGATCGGCACACCGTTAATAGTGTGCGGTTCATCTTCATCGTAAGTCCAACCCAAGACTTTCATCATCTTGTGCTTGACCATTAGGTTAGGGCTACGAAAAACTTCAGTGTCCTGGAAGCCCATCATAACACCAACTTCGCAGACTGCGCCACTGCGGCAAACGCCTGCAACACAATGCACAATAACATCCATTCGGTTGTCCATTGCATGTTGTAACAAGCGAACTAGTTCTGCGGCCTGCTCGTCAGTGACTTTAAATTCTTCACCCCACTTGTCATCACGCTCTAAGTCTAAAAATTCAAACTGATGAATTTCTTTAAACTTGTGTGCAGGAGTAGGAAACTCCATAGCAGGATCGACAATTTGAATCAGCATGGAATTCTCGCCCACAGCAACGTGATGCTTCTTAGGAATATCAGCAAGTGCTACGTTTTGAATCCAAGGCATAATTATCTCCATTTGGAGTAGGGAGTCGGATTCGAACCGACGGCTTTACGGATTTGCAATCCGATGCATTGGGCCTCTCTGCCATCCCTACATAATAAAATTATAGCACCATTTAGGTGCTATGTCAAGAAGAATTTGGAGCGGGTAGCGAGAATCGAACTCGCGAATAAACCTTGGCAAGGTTTCAGGTTACCATTACATCATACCCGCATTATTTGATACCAATAATCATATATCTTGTAAATTTCCAATCTGGATAATCAAAATCTTTACTACCTTTATATACAACTTTAGTTAAATCAAAAGTATTAGTAAATGATTCCAGTGTTTTAAAATTTAATACATGATCATCATGGAGCATATTATTGCCTTGCAATACAACAGCAGTACCTGGAGAGATATTATAAAACCATTTCATGCTGTCAAAATGTTCGACACTGGTATTTATAATAAGGTCCGGGCAACCTTCAATAACTTGATTACAATCCGCAGTAAATGCTCTAAACTGCCAATCTTTATGCACCCAATTTTCGTTTATTGCATTAGCAACTACTTCACAAGAAGGATCAATGTCGTAACTTTCAATTCGCTCGACATTAAATTTTTGCCTACTTAAAAGTAAAAAAGCTGTGATTCCATACCATCCTGCATAAATCCTAGTTAGGTTCGATGACCAACTTAAATTTTCTAACTCTTGGCATAACCACAGTTTACTATCAATTTGACCATTACTAAATGCATCTTTGTTAAAATTCATTTAGTAATCCTTAAGTTCATATTTAGAACCATTCGAGGTTCGGAGATGTATGCCGGTGCAGAGTGTACTCTTTTAGAGTTCCACATTACTAGTTTATTTTTTTCTGGAACAATTTCAGTAAGTACCTTTAAAGACTCTATATCAATAGCTTGATTATTATCAACGATACTTTGGTAAAGAATTGTATTTCCACTACAACTGTTCAAATAATATAATGCAGTATATGACAGATGATCAAAATCATCTTTATCTATATGTGGATAATCTATTTGATGCTTTTCAGATTTGTTTGGAAACATCCAATTGGCATGTAAATTAATAACCTCTAGTTTTTTAGATTCTGTCAATATATTAATTTTAGAAATTAATGGCTCCAACAGCGTTATCCAATTAGATTGAACTTTGTAATCCTGTATAAAGCAATGTCTAAAAACATCCGGAACAAAATATCTGTTAGATGTTTTCATATTATTGTCTACAACACTCTTGTAGTTATACCAAGCAAAACCCGGCCCAGACAATTGGTTATAAAGATTGTCTGATATATTATTGTCTAAAACATTTTGATATATTTTCACAAAAATATATATCAAATATTTTGGTAGTGATGGTCGGACTCGAACCGACGATAATCTCCGTATGAAGGAGGTACATTTGCCGCTATGCTACATCACTATAAAATACCATAAGGATGATAACTGAACGATCCGCCACCCTCATTCGGATCCATTTCGCCTGTGTAAACTAGCCCGGGCAGGTTAGTGGTACGTAGTTCTAACTGTTACTTGTTTGCTACTAGGCTAATTAGGCCCAACTCACTGGGATTTCGAGGCCCTAGCTTTCTCAGCATCTACATTCAATTATCATTCTTATGGTAGGAGCACGGGGATTCGAACCCCGGACCAATAGATTAAAAGTCTACTGCTCTACCGACTGAGCTATACTCCCATAATGGTCCTTGCTCAGAGAATCGAACTCTGTTTTCCCGGGTAAGAGCCGGGTACTTCGCCAGCAAAGTTTAGCAAGGTTAGCCGTATCTATTTTCTTTTACGTGCCAACCTGGACCTACGGAAGTCTCAAGTTGACACTAGCGTTTAGCACGTTTCATGTCATACTCCTTATTAAAAAACTCTTTTTTGACAATACATGTATTATACTGTCAAAAAAGAGTCCTGTCAACTAAATGGTACAGGACTCGTGTTGTATTTTTACAACACTTTAGGCTAGGTCGTAGCGTGGGACCATTACAGTCTTAAGCATGATGCCTTCTGGAGTGAACTGTGCAAGATCAGCGGAAAGCAGAGCCTTCATGATGCTTGGACTAAATCCACTAACCAAAGCCGCACCCGACTTGTCAGCCTTGACTGGAACGTTATCACTTGCGTTTAGGTTCCAGAACACAACTTGTGGAACGGTGTAACCCGCTTCAGCAAACTTGCGTTCGATCATCTGCATAGCAGAGTCGTCATACTGAGCACACTGGTTGAACTGCATGTCACTCAATACAAGCAACATGGCTGGCATGTCACTTTGAGGGACAGAGTTCTTAACCGCAACGTCCAGAATCTTGTTCATAGCCGCATGCAAGTTAGTGCTCATGTCCCAGTTGCTCTTAGACATTTGGTCAACCTTTTGGACGATGTCGCCCTTCAAAGTAACCAACTGTGGCTTGCTGGAGAAAGTCAAGAATGTGTCCTTGAACACGCCCTTGTTCTTGTCTGCCAAGTACAAGCCTAGACCAACTGCCACATCGATGCAACGAACATCGGTGTTCTTACCTGCTGGGCAAGTCATAGAACCCGAGACGTCGACGATAGGCAGGATACTTGCTTCACCAACATAGTTAGGAAGGGCATCCCATTGTGCCTTGATGTGGTCGACTTCGGTCTTGTTTGTGGTACGGTAACCATGTGCAAGACCCTTAAGGACTTCGTGTGGGAAAACTGCACCAGCGTTAACCTTAACAGTCTTATCCACACCCTTAACCAACTTCGCAACATACTCTGCGAATGCAGGAGTATGACGGTTGAATGCCTTCTTGTACAGACGAGCTGCTTGAGAAGGAACATGGCTAAAGTTGATGTTGTCCCAATCGTTGGCACACATTTGTGTTTCAACGACCTTTGTAAGAGCAACAAGGCTCTTACGGTATTGCTTTGGACTCATGCCAAAGAAGGCACGGATCTCATTAGCAACTTGACCCTTACGTGGAGTCCACTTTGCGGCCAAGCCGTTACTTGCACGAAGGGCATCACCCAACATAGTGTAAGCGGCAGACTTCAAGACAGGAGTCTTGAAGACAAAGATGTCGTCCCAACGGCCAACTTCAGGAACCTTGCGAAGCAAAGCCAAAGCGGCATCAGGGTCACGCTTTTCTAGATAAACTAGAATGTCGCGGAACAGTTGACGTTCACCTGCACCACCGCGGACATCACGTGCCCACTGAGCGATACGAAGTGCAACATCAGAATTCTCTACGTAAGCCGCAGTGAATTCCTTAGTGATATCCTTACCACGGCTAGCACCGATCTTGTAGAACAGGTCTACAGTAGCCTTAGCTGTGGACTTTCGAGCCTTCATGCCATTGGCAGTACGGGCTTCTTGATTTGCAACTGCGTTTACAAATGCGTTCATTTTATTTTCCTTTCAGAATGTGTTTTTTTTCGATATGCTTGAAAATTTAAAATTGCTGTTAACATTCTATGTCTAACAGGATAGCCGGAACAGTTTTTATTTTCTGCTTGGCCCCATCCCCTGTATATTGGTTCAGTTCCCCAAGCCTATCATGTAAGTTCTGTACATGAACATATATGTCTTTCCATAAGTCGTTAGTTCCATTAGCGTCTAGTATTGCTACTAGATATAAAAGCTTCACCTTCAAAGCCTTGCGGCTCCAGTGTCACTAGCCTTGCGGGCCACCGTCTACTACATTAAGTGCTTTCTGTAAAGTAAAGGTTGCTGTATCTATCCTAAGAAATCAAACAGGTTAGTTGGTGCCAATTTTTTTAACATGACTAGCAAACATGCTCGACTGGGTTACCCCGGTCCATCAGATGCGGCTCTTAACCGCGAAGATTGCTGTACCTAACCTATAAATCTTACAATAACTCTATTGTAGTATCTTCCTTAGTGTGTGTCTATCTATTTTGGTAAAATAGATTAAAAAATTTGGTGCCGCCTCGTGGGATCGAACCACGTTCCTCGGTGCTTCAAACCGGTGCTATGACCACATCAGCTAAAGCGGCAAATGGCAGTGAGTGTGGGATTCGAACCCACGGCCCGTATTTCTACGAACTTCAGTTTAGCAAACTAACGGCATAAGCCTCTCGCCCAACTCACTATATAAAACGGGATACTATTCTTGACGAATGCTCTACCAAATGAGCTAATCAGGCTATGTGCCTAATACTGGAATCGAACCAGTAACCTATCGTTGGATAGTTTTGCTGTGAGTATCCCTAAACTTGTGGAGCCCCCTGGATTCGAACCAGGACCTTTCCCTTCATAGTGGAAATTGAAAAGATTGCTGTCTGTATCCTTGGCAGGATAACCGTCGTTTAACGTGCTACCATTACACCAAGGCCCCATAAAACTAGGTGCAGTCAAAGGACTCGAACCTTTGCGGGAATCTAGAATGCGGAGGACATGCCCCCTACCCCATACCATTACTGCATAAAACTGGTAGTTCCTACAAGGATTGAACTTGTGACCTTTACCATGTCAAGGTACTGCTCTACCACTGAGCTAAGGAACTATAATTGGCACCCATGGAAGGATTCGAACCTCCGACTCCCACGTTCGTAGCGTAGTACTCTAGTCCACTGAGTTACACGGGTATTTTATCTTTAACACGTTCTAATGCTTCTTTACGCATCAAGAACTTTGGACCTTGTATGGTCCGACTGACAAGTAAGTATTCTACTCCGTCAATATAATGAATGTCTTTGACGTCTTTGCAGACCACTCGTTCACCATTAAATCGATTTTTAAAAGTAATTGTTTTCATTACTATCTCCTAAAATGGTGCCTCTGGCAGGACTCGAACCTGCACACGCCGGCTTATCTGGCCGGTGCTTTGGTGAGGTATAAGCTCACGTCTTTACCATTAAGCTACAGAGGCATGTTTGGGGTGCTCTATGAGGATCGAACTCATACTCTCAAGGTCACAACATGATGTGCAGGCCACTACACTAAGAGCACCATAGATTGGCAGAGGCATTAGGGATCGAACCTAAACTAACAGAGTCAAAGTCTGTTGTGCTACCATTACACAATGCCCCAACAAAATAAACAGGATGCATTTTTACG